TGTTATATCATCTATAAAATTACCTGTATTTGCTTTTTCTCTGTTTAGTTGTGCAAGTTCTCCACGAACTTGTGCCATAATTAAATCTGCTCTACTTGCCATTATTCCTCCTTACGGTTGTGCTACTTCCCATATAAATCCTGCGAAAACATCCTCTGTTGCAGTTCCGCCTGTTGTTGTTTCTCTAAAAGTAAATTTTGTTTGTGATTCATAATAAGTGTTTGTAGCAGCTTTATAACTTATTGAACCTCTAAATTGTAAATATAAAACACCATTAGATGGTGTTAATGTGGTTTGTCCTGCAAATTCACTAACTGTTATCCAAGTACCGCCACTTGTAATTTTATCAGTAGCACTACTAGCAACACGTATTTTGCAATCTTCGTAATTATTAGATATTGGAAATTTTTGAACAGTTATACTACCAACTCCATTTGTAACTGTCATTGTAATTACATCAGAGTAGTATATTCCACTTGTAGTTTTTGTTTCCACAACATTGCTATCATCTACAGATATTGTTGGTGCTTGAGTTCCAGTAGTAGTTAAAGAAGCATCGCTATATTCAAAATCTGCACTTGTACCTTGACCGTTAGCAACTACCTTAACATCGTATCGTGTTAATTGTGCTAGTCCTGTTAATTCACAATCTGTAGCTACTGCTGTATTGGAAGTATTTCCACTTGCACTAGGTGTAAACGTAGTACCAGCATCATAATTAGAAGTTCCATTTACTTTCTTATACACTGTAAAACTAGATGTTGTAACAGTATCTGCTGTAATACGTATTGTTAAAGATGTATTTTGTGCAGTTCCTTGCAATGCTACGCTAGTTATATTTGCAGGTTTAGCATCTCTTAAATAATCTATATTTCCACTACTATCTGTTTTAAATATATAAAATGTAGGTGCTACTCCTTTTAAACCTAGTCTGGAATAAGTAGAAGATTGAGTGTACAAACTACTATATCCAGTATCTGCATATAATTTTTTACCAATAGATAGACTAGTTGATGAAAAATTACCATATAAATATGTAGATGTTTGAGATAACACATTATATGCTACATTTCCTCCTGTAATATCTAAACTTGAAGGGGTGTTAGCAGCAGTAGCACAAGCTACTAAATTTCCATTGCTCCATAATCCAGTTGCAATATATCCGTCACTAATACCGTAAAAACCACTATTTTCTGTATATTGTATACGTTGCCTATAAAAAGGAACAGGTCCATAATTTGTAGATTCTGCAGTACCTTCAACAATACTATCTGGTTGCATTGCATCGCTTCCATAAAAAGCATTTATTTCATATTGATATTCATATTGAAATCCATCTGCAGAATTTTCAACACTATCGTCAGCAAAAGTCGGTGATATGTTAGAACTAGAATATATAGTATTTTCATTTCCAGTAATAGATATAAAATTACCACTACTATTAAGTATATGAGTATATTCAGAAGGCATAACGCCTAACGTACTTCTTTTTCTTTTAATTTTAAAATTAATAACACCATTTGAATTAAAATTTGTATCTGTCGAAGTGTAAGTCCAATTCAATGTAATTCTTGGACCTCCAGATTCTTGAGTGTATGTTGCTTCTAAATTTATAACATGATTATAAGTTGTAGTACCAGTTCCTGAACTAGATGATGTAGTAGTAGTTGCAGTAGTTCCAGTTACTCCAATTTCTTGCTTTTCCCATCTTTTTTTATTTTTAATTACTTGATATAATTTATTACCAAGTTTTACAAATTTAGAATCGCCATCCTTACCTTCATTATTTTTAGGCATCATTCTAGCTACAAAAGCATGAGGTACATAAGATTGTAATGTAGATACTTTTTGTAAAAATCTTTTGTTTTTATCTGTCATCTAAGCACCTTTTCTCTGTAAATAAATTGAATATCATCTATAGAAAAATTAGAATTAATTGTTTTTTGTGTACCACTATTTCCACTTGTAACTAATTGCAACGTATATGCATACACTTTTTCCGATGCACTGCTTTTCAAATTAGAACTTGATATAGTAAATTTTTGTACTTTTCTATCTGTACTAGTATCCAATGAACCTATAGTCACAGCGTTACCATCATTGCTACCATTAGTACTTGGTGTTACTTGCACTGATATGTTTTCTCCAGCAGTAGCAGTTATTTGCACAGCATTTAAATTTTTAGGAACATCAGGACTACCAAAATCAAATTCTTTTGTTTTCATTAATACTTGTCCACCACCATTATAAATTTTAGCACTAGTATTAGTTTGCCATTTTTTTAATTGACTTGCTTCTAAACAAAATAAATCTCCATTATTATCATTTATAAAATTAGAAGTATCATTAGAAGAAAACACTTCATATCCACTTGAAGTATATCCTGAACGTAATTCTGTAGTAAATGAACCAGATTTTAAATCAAATACGTATATTTTACCATTATCATAATTACTTACTTCTGTTCTATCAAATATAATTAATTGTTTTTTAAATGGTACAAACCCAATTTTCATAGTATCAACATAATCATTTTTCCAATTAATTAAATTTTGTCCAGTATCTCTGTCTTGAACTAAATCAACTAAACTATTACCGTCATATAAAAATATTCCATGTTTATTAAACCAAGCTACAAAACCTTCAGCTTTAACTAAATGCGATTCATTTAAACATCCACGATAATCGTAGGTTCCTTCTAAAAACTCTATATCTCTAGAAACATTTATAATATATAATGTATTTTGTTTAAATTGCAGCAATCTACCACCTAAATTTTCTAGCAAGGTAATATCTTCTCCGTCATTAATTTCAACATCTATAAAATCATCTTCTTCAAAAAAATCAAAACTATTTACATTAGATTTTAATACTCTGTCATTCTTAGTAACTAAAGTACCTTCTTGGTTATAGTATCTCACATTACCTATATATG